GCTTATTGAGATCAGCCCGCCGTACTCCAACGCCTGACTGCGCGGGTCGCGTCTATCATCGATGAAGAGGTGCCTCATGGTGATGACATACCCTGCATTCAGACGCACACCGCGCATGCGTCGAACAGTGGTAGCCCCGGTCAAACTAACCATCACGGTACGAGCCTTTAATGCTGCTACAAAGTCTTCAAGCGTGTACGTTGGCGTGCTCAAGAGGGTATACGGGCGCACCATGGTCGGCTTAACACGTTCCCAACTATCCTTAATCGGAAATAATCGCCCCTCACTAAAACCTGTCTCAGATACGCCTTGCCACTTACTAAACTCTGTCTCACATCGGTCGCGATCGCTCCTCGCCGGAGCGAAGTGTCGGGCCAAATGACGCAAGGCCAAGGCAGTTAAAACCAACCCACTGCCCCACATGGCTTTATTCTTCATTGCGTCGAGCCACTCCCTGTCTAAGGCATCAGCACGCTTACGGAAGCCTTCTGGTGTCAACTCCAAAAACCGGCTCAGCAAGGCGATGCGCGGGGACCACACATACCCCACATAGGCCTGCCAAGCCAACTGGAAAAGCAACCCACGACACCAGGTCCACGCCGTGTTCCACACTTCTCGAGGAACCTGACTCCAGATCCACACACATAAGATCAACAAGAGTCCGTATAGGGGAGGAAACACGCTGGCAACCACGAAAGCCAACACCCCGAAGTTCAAACTGCTAGCTTCAGCGCTCTGGAAGAATGCTCGAGCAACGCACTCACTTTCATGACCAGCTAAGGGAAGATGGCAGTGAGTACACAAATCGGCATTGTGCTCCGTGGATTTCACATGTTGTAGCAAAGCAGCCAGCTCACGATCGTAGTGAATCCGGCAAGCTTGACTCAGGAATGCCAAACAATCCGCTCGGCTCAAGTTCTCAAAGATAATCTTGTAAGGCCTCTTATCAAACGGAGCTCCACTGTCAAAGTTGTTCGCATCATATTGCTCCACCTGGAAATTCCAAATATCACCCCGCAGGGCCTCACCCACGTACGCCTTGGCCTTGTCAATCGAACCGGCTTTGTTAGCGAACTCCGCCTTGATGGTCATCTTTAAGCGGTATGGAAAGCGCCTCCAGAAAGCCAGTGGGTTACGACAATAGCCCTTCAACACACCATGTTCATAGTTGGACGTGTAGAAAGCAGCGATGAAATTGGCATAAAACTTTCCTTTGTCTTCCACACGAGGCTGCTCCATCTCGAGCGGC